GCTATGAAAAATAATTTAAAAAGTGCTTGACATCTTAACAGATTCATGTATAGTAAAACAATAAATAAATAAAGGAGTTATATTATGAAAGGATTATTACAAACAATAGTAGGCGAGGCAGTAGAGAGAGGGTACTATTATGGCATTGATTGTGGCGAGGGTTATGAATTTACGAGTGAGTATTTTTTCCAACACCCAACGCAGGACTTAGACTTGTTATGCAATCAGAAACCTGACGACCAATACATAGGCATGGACAATCTTGATGAGGGTCATATCTTTTTCTTTACCAAGGAACAGGCAGACCGTTTAAACAATGCAGTAGGTAAGGTTAAGTTCGACCATGAGATATGGAAGAGTGAGGAAGAGGAAGACAACGGAGACTATTACGAGGGTTGGATAATGTGGTCTAACTGGAATGACGGAGTAGAAAGAGTGTGCGATTATACCACAAACTTAGACGACTTGATAGGGTTGAGAGAGACGACTGACAAGTGGGAAGAAATGGTTACAGAATTTACAAACAAATTATAAGGAGGACGTATGAAATTCTATAGTAAAGAAAACTGTTATGATGCTTTGAGAGAAGCTGACATATCAACAGCTTGTCTACTGGATGATGTTGCAGTAAACCAAAGCAGTGAGATAAACCTAGAGGAATTGCAAAAAGATATAGAACATATTCTAAATCAAATACAAATAGCTCTCGATTATATTGAGAACGTTTAAACGGAGTAAGATATGAGAGGAATAAAGTGTGAACATTGTGGTTCTACTCAACTAACAGGTTACGTATATGCGTTTAAGAATCCTGCGTTTAAGGGTTGGGTTAAGGTTGGTAAGACAACAAACTTACAAAGTAGGTTAGGAAGTTTTAATACTGGTGTACCATTCAGAGATTTTGAATGTTTCCACGCTGTAGAAATACCTAAAAAGAAACTCAAATATTATGAGAACAAAATTTTAAAGGAGACTTTAATCCATGCGAAAGAAAGCAAGGGAGAGTGGAGAAAAATATCTAATAAAAAGTTAATGGATATATTTAATTGTTACACAATTGTTACATAACTGTAACACAAATGTAACATTGGTATGGTTAAATAGATTTTGTAGTTAGGAGTGAGCCTTTGTAAAATCCCACTGGTCTTATATGTCTGAAGTGCGAGTTAAGGATAAAAGTAAATGAGAACTAAACCACCATGCACTAACTACAAATTTGTCCGAGGAAAGAAGGACAAAACTCTTGAGAGCCTAGAGCAAGAGTATAATTCCGAGATAGGCAGTAGTTGGTAGACCTGCTTAAAAAAACTACCACTTAATTTTAAAGGAGGAAGAGTATGAGTAGAGTGTATGATACTTATTGTGATACAAGAGATGATATCTATATTGCAATGGGAGATGCAGGATTAAGTGAGGGACTGTTTAAACAACTTCACAATGAGCAGGGCAGGGATGCTGTTGCTTATGTAATTAGAGGACAACTAGGTAAAGAGCCAATCTTTTTTGATGAAGCTCTTGACCAAATAATAAAGGAGGTAAATAATGAGTACAATTAATGAGCCAAGTATCTATCAGATTGTTGATGAGGTATGTGCAAGAGACTTTGAAATCCTTGCAAGGTTATCAACCAATCAACGTGATAAATTTGTTAACATAATTTATGAAGATGTGTTAGCAGGTGATAGCCCTGAAGAAATAACAGAAGATGCAATCTATGATTACGTTGAAGAGTTTATTACTAAGGCTATCAGCGTATCGATTGATGACATTGTTGATTTTAATTTGTAACATGATTTGACTTTTGCTTTTTAATATGTTACAATCGAGTAACACTAACAAAGCAGATAACAAAATATATATTAATTATTATTTAAATTATTTTAATAAAGGAGAAAAGAATTGAGAGATTATATTAAAGAACTAATAGATAATCATTATGATAGTCAACCTTTAAAAGGTACAAGACCTAATGAGTTTGATTATCTAGTGGATAAAGATGTTAAAAAAATGGAGGAAGAATATGATTCAATATCAAAATCAAAAAGTAACAGCTAAGACTTATGCTAAACATCAAGTATCAGATTACTTAATGAGGTTGTTTGATGACCCTAATGTTCATATGGATGAGGACTTTGAAAACTTTACACATAAAGAACAAGAAGAAATACTTAGGCACGTTAGTTTGTTTGAGGATAGGATTCATAAACTATTAGGGGTATCGTTTAAACAGATCATAAGCTCTAGTAATTTTACAAAGGCTATATAACAGGAGGTTAATTATGGAATTTATATTAATAGTAGTAGGTGTTGTTACATTATTAACGACAACAGTTTTGTACATGTACTTGGTAGATGAGGAAAAGATAGAACCACACTACCCAACTACTGCACAGCGTGGAAACTTTTGGGATGCAGAGACTAAGAAGTTTTACAAATGGGATGAGTTGATGGAACTTAAAAAAGAGAGGGAACAAAATGACACAACATGATGAAGCTGTTGAACAGCAAAGAGAGATACTTGAGTTAGAAAAACAAGCTAAACGAGTTGTAGGTATTGACACTAGGTACAAAGATGGGTTATGGTATAAACAAATAGTTGACTATGCAGATGGTCGAAGAGTTACAGAGTACAGAGATAAACGCAGAGCAACGATAGAGGAACATTATGAAAGGTGAAATATTTGGATTTGGAATTGGGTTAATGGTGACTTTAACATTAATGAATGTAGTATTTATCGTGGAAGAAGTTAAAGAACAGAAAGGACAAAGCTATGAAGTTTGTCGAGATAAACTGTTCAAAGCTTATCCACAAGAAGTAGATTACAAAGAGTGGAGGACATGTATCAATGGCTAAGACATGGAACAAAACTACTCATGTACCTGCTACACAAGGCAGAGGCAAGAAAACAAGTCAAGGTAGAGGTAATGTTGCCTACTCTACCATGAATAAAAACAAGAAGGCATCGTTTAAACAATATCGAGGGCAAGGTAAATGAACGAGAAAATAATAACAATTAAAATTCCAGCAAGACATTTAGAATGGATTAAAAAGAACTATGCTAAATCTAAAAGTGGTCTGACCAGTTTGTTTGAGTATGGGGGTATAGATATCCAAGATGTACATGCCATATCAGACTTACTCTATCATCTTAATGAAGCATTAAAAATTGAAGGTGGTGAATGAACATATTTTATTTTGATGAATGTCCAACTATATCAGCAGAAGCACAGCCTGATAAGATGCTGGTGAAGATGCCACTTGAAACAGCACAGATGTTATGCACAGCACACAGGTTGTTAGATGGTGACGAGTATGCCGATGTTAATGGGTTATACAAACAAGCATACATGAACCACCCATGTACTAAATGGGCTAGAGAATCTAGCTCTAACTACTCATGGTTATATCGCCACTTCCTTGCACTAGGACTTGAGTATGAGTATAGGTACGGTAGGAAACATGCAAGTGTTGTTAAGTTAGAAGAACCACTGAGCAAGATGCCAGATAATATTACACATACAAGTATGACACCACTAGCACAGGCTATGCCTGAGGAGTATAAGAATGAGGATGCTATCATTGCTTATCGTGATTACTGCATTAACGAAAAACACTATGCCAAATGGGAACGCAATAGAGCTAAGCCTATATGGTGGACAACACAGGAAGCTGTTTAAACATTTTGAAATTAAGTATTGACAAGAGTTTCTATTCATGTTATAATGTCACCTTATGTATTTAAAAGAAAGAGAACAGTACGATACAGAGATTCTAACTCGTGATGAGTACAGAAGATTTGGTGAGTACCTAACTGTAAACAACCTAAACGTTGGGCACGTTGTTGAAAAGTTAGACGATACATTCAAGGTAACATTATCTAGTACACCTCTTACCTTTTGGGAGGAGATACTAGCTGAGATTAGAACTCTTGATTAAGCATACTAAGGGACAGCCCTCAAATGTAACTTCCTTTAGTCCTTGGTATTCAACAGAAGTTGAGCAAGTTTTCGGTGCTTTGTGCAATAAGAACCGACTCCGTTTAAACACATTAATAAATAAATTAAAATAATACTTTACTTTATGATTATAGTATGTTATAATGCACAAACTTAATACAACAAAGGAGGAAACTTATGTATGAGTATATAGAAGGTAGGTCAATGTGGGCTAAGGTTAGCACACCTAACGCAAACTTTGGTGACCCTAAGTATGAGATCACAGTCTTAACAGACCAAGAAACAGCCGATAGGTTGGAAGGTCTTGGACTATCTCAAGTGAAAGATAGAGCTGGTAATAATAAATTTGAAGAACCTGCATTTGCTTTTAGAAGAAAAGTAGAATCAGGTGGTCGAGTTAATCCTGCTCCATTGTTAGTAGATGCTGACGGTAATAAACTTGATGTATCAGTTGGTAATGGTTCTGAAGTTAAGGTTAAGTTCAAACCTTATTCAAGTAAGTACGGAACATTTGCTGAGTTAATAGCTGTTAAAGTTAATAAGTTAGTAGAGTATTCTGAACCTGATGCAGATAACGAGGAGTTTTAATTATGATTATTACTATTAACAATGACGATGGTAACACATCGTTTGATGTAAACAACATCAGCGATGATACTGTAAAGCAAGAAGCTACTGTTATCGTACAGAAAGTAGGTAACTTACAAGTTATCATAGAAGCTTTAGACTTTGCAAGTCGTACACATCGAGCTAACTTAGAAGAGTTGCTCAAAGATAGAGACGAAGCAATCGTTGAAACAGAACGTGCCAGAAATGATAAAGGGCAGTTCGTTGGCGATGACCCTGAGACTATTGAGGATGAATCAAAAGTAGCTAGTAAGTCAGATAAATAATAACCGTTAGTGAGGGCTAATATGGAAAACAAAACTTGGGATAAGTTACATCAACCGTGTCCACTTTGCAATAGCAGTGATGCATGTTCTATCAACGCAGATGGTTCAGCAAAGTGTTTCAGTTGTGGAGAATTTATGCCTAACTATAATAATTCATGTGAAGGAAAAGATATGGTACAACAAACAACAACAAATCAAACAGCGTTTAAACAACCTGATAATATAGATGCAGGAGTTTTCTCTACACTAACTGATAGACGTATCTCTCAAGATACTGCTAAGAAGTTTGGTGTTAAGGTAGTCCATGATCTACAAGGTAAGGTTATTAAGCACATGTATCCATATTACAATGGACATGAAATCTCTGCTACAAAAATAAGAAGTGTTGATAAAAAAGATTTCTTTGTTAATGGTTCGTATAATGAGACAGGATTGTTTGGTCAGCAGTTGTTTAAGGGTGGCAAGTATGTCACCGTGACCGAAGGGGAGTGTGATGCTATGGCAGCCTATGAACTACTAGGTAGTAAGTGGGCTGTGGTATCCATCAAGCGTGGTGCACAGGGAGCAGTCAAAGATATTAAAGAAAGCTTGGAGTTCTTTGATGACTTTGAAAACGTGATCGTTGCTTTTGATAATGATAAAGCAGGAAAGGATGCATCTGTAAAGGTTGCAAGACTGTTTAAACCCGGCAAGGCTAGGATACTCACACTTCCCAATGGGTTCAAAGACCCTAACGACATGCTACGTGAGAACAGACATAAAGATTTTGTCGAAGCGTGGTGGGCTAGTAAAGTGTATACACCATCAGGTGTTATTAATGTTACAGAGCAACGTGAGAAGTTTCACAATCGTGAGAAGAAACAAAGCATACCTTATCCTTATGAAGGACTCAACAAAAAGCTGTATGGCTTAAGACAGGGTGAGCTTGTAACTCTTACAGGTGGAACAGGACTTGGTAAGTCTAGTGTAACCAGAGAGATAGAGCATTGGCTTGTGAAACAAACACAGGACAACGTAGGTATTATAGCATTAGAAGAAGATTGGAGACGTACCATTGACGGTATACTTTCTATTGAAGCTAACGCTAGGTTATACATTGATCAAGAACGTGAGAAGTTTTCTAAAGAAGAACTTGATAAGATGTTTGACATCTTGTACGATGGTGAAAATAAGAACAGAGTATGGGTTCACTCACACTTTGGTACTAACGACATTGATGATATCTTTACCAAGCTACGCTTTATGATTATAGGTTGCGACTGTAAGTGGGTGGTAGTAGACCACTTGCACATGTTAGTAAGTGCAGTACATGAAGGTGATGAGAGACGAGCCATTGATACTATTATGACTAGACTTAGAAGTTTAGTTGAAGAGACAGGTGCAGGGATTATTCTTGTGTCTCATCTTAGACGTGTCGATGGAAACAAAGGACATGAGAATGGAATTGAAGTAAGTCTCTCTCACCTACGTGGCTCAAATAGTATTGGTCAACTATCAGATTGTGTGATTGCATTGGAACGTAACCAACAATCAGATGACCCTGATGAGGCTAGAACTACAAGACTACGTGTACTTAAATCAAGATACACAGGTGATGTAGGTATGGCAGCTAGAGTTATTTATGATGCAGATACAGGGAGATTAACAGAGCTAACAGACGAGGACATAGAGTTTGACCCGTCAGCAGATGAGGCATTTTAATTATGGATTTAGTATTTGATATTGAGACAGACGATTTACAAGCAACTCTTGTACATTGTATTGTAGCTCAAGATGCCGAGACAGGTAAGATATTTAAATTCCCTCCTCATAAATTAGAAGAGGGATATAGATTTCTTGCAACAGCAGACAGGCTTATTGGACATAACATTATTGGTTTTGACATACCAATGGTTCAAAAGTTTGGAGGTGTTGATCTCAGTAAGAAAGAAGTAATAGATACTCTTGTACTATCAAGACTATTTAATCCTAACCGAGATGGAGGTCATAGCTTAGAAAGCTGGGGCTTCCGTTTAGGTCTTGCTAAGATTGAGTTTGATGACTATGAAAATTATTCTAATGAAATGTTAGAGTACTGTGTTCGTGATGTAACCTTAAATACTTTAGTATATAAAAACTTACGTAATGAATCCAAAGGATTTAGTAAAGGTTGTATTAATCTTGAACAAGCAGTTGCTAAGATTATTAAACAACAAGAAGTTAATGGGTTTAAGTTTGACATGCAATCAGCTTTAGTTTTATTAGCAGAGCTAAGAGAAAAGAAACAACAGATAGAAGATGAAGTTCATAATACTTTTAAACCTAAGTGGGTAGATACTAAATTAGTAACTCCATACATTAGAAAGGATGGGCAACTATCTAAACGTGGCTTAACCGATGATGAATATGAAAGGTGTTTAAACACCATGAACTATGAACCGTTTATGAGACAGACACTGCAAGACTTTAATCTCGGTTCTCGTAAACAGATAGGTGAATACCTAATTGATTTCGGGTGGAAGCCTGAAAGATTTACACCTACAGGTCAACCTATTGTAGATGAGAAAACTTTATCAGAGGTTACACATATACGTGAAGCTAAACTTATAGCAGACTTTTTATTAATACAGAAACGTATAGCACAGGTTGATTCTTGGGTCAGTGCTGTTAAAGACGATGGAAGAGTACACGGATTTGTCATACCTAATGGAGCTATTACTGGAAGGATGACACATAGAAATCCTAACATGGCTCAAGTACCATCAGTTCACAGTCCATATGGAAAAGAATGTAGGGCTTGTTGGGTTGTCGATGAAGGCAACGTACTGCTCGGAGTAGATGCTAGTGGACTAGAACTTAGAATGTTAGCACACTACATGGACGATGAAACTTATATTAAGGAGATATTAGATGGAGATATACACACAGCTAATCAAAAAGCTGCAAAACTTAAATCAAGAAATCAGGCAAAAACATTCATCTATGCACTCATGTACGGTGCAGGAGATGAGAAGCTTGGAAAAGTGGTCGAAGGAAATACGTCAGATGGTAGACGAGCTAGAGAATATTTCTTCGATAATAACCCTGCATTTAAATCTCTT